AGCCTATGCCCACCCCTGCACAGATCGAGGAACAAGTCCAACTTGAACGTGATCAGATCCGCCTTGGTCTGAAGCGCCTACGTGAGAACACCAAGAAGCTAGAGGAGAAGAGTTATGCGAGTGCCACAGTTTATGGGGTTGCTTCTATTGATGCTCTTCTACCTAAGTTGGTGGAACGTATCGAAGAGACAAATCTTAGGATCCATAAAGGATCCAACGGAGCCGCCTTCAAGGAAATCAAACAGTACCTAACTGATGTAGAACCACTAGCGGCAGCTGCTATTGCATTGAAGATTACCTTTGATAAGGTATTCAGTGTTAAGCAGGGTAGTGATCAGGTCACTGAAGTATGTGATTCGATTGGTTCAGCTGTTGAGGCTGAATGTCAGATGCGCTACTACGAACGTACAGCACCTGGTCTTCTTAACGTATTGAAGAAGAACTACTATCATCGTTCTATTGGGACACAACAGAAACTTGTAGTGATTCGTACCCTCATGAATCGCTATGAGGTACAACCATGGGATCAATGGGGTAGAGCTAATCGTATTAAGTTAGGTGGTTGGCTACTTGAGTGTATTATACACACAAGTGGTTGGTTCACTAAACACATGGCACAGGAGGGACGCAAGCGTGTTAACTACATCATCCCTACACCTGAGTTCCTAGAGATCAAGGATCGGGTGATGCATGACGCTGAGTTGTTCTCACCTCTTGCCTGGCCCATGCTCATTGAACCTAATGATTGGTCTAATGAGAGAGCCGGTGGTTATCTCTTGAATGAGGTAATGCGGGGTCATGACATGGTTCGTCGTGGTAACCCCACATGTATACAGGGGGACATACCCATCGCCTTTCTGAACAAGATTCAGAAGGTTGCTTACCGACTCAACCCATTCATTGTGGGTGTAGCTGAAGAGCTAAGCAGACTGGAACGCTCTGTTGGTAAGTTTCTCCCTATCGTTCATCACGATCTGCCTGCTAAACCTGCTGACATTGACACTAATTACGACAGTCGTAAGGACTATCGAAGACGAGCAGCAGAGGTGATGAACCTCAATGCACAGCAGTTCAAACGTTCGTGTCGTACACGGATGACTATGGAAGCGGTTCAGCGCTTTAAGAATGTTGACCGCTTCTTTATTCCATGGAGCTGCGACTACAGGGGAAGGGCATACCCAATCCCTGCATTCCTCACACCACAGGACACTGACTTTGGCAAGTCATTAATAAGATTTGCTGATGAGTCATACCTTACTCCTGATGCTGAGGGATGGCTGGCATTCCAGGTTGCGACTACATACGGACGCGGGCTTGATAAAGCCACGATGGAAGAGCGTCTTGAATGGACTGCCAATAACTTCACACTCATCTCGCGTGTTGCCGAGGATCCCATTGAACACCTTCCCGAGTGGGAAGTAGCTGACGAACCTTGGCAGTTCCTCGCAGCATGTGAGGAGTTCTATCACTGTGTAATCATTGCTGATAGACAGTTCACTGGTCTTATGGTAGCTACAGATGCTACCTGTTCTGGTCTACAGATACTTGCTGGTCTTGCTAGAGATAAATCTACAGCCAAGTTGGTTAATGTTCTCCCTGGAGACAAACCACAAGATGCATACAAAGTTGTAGCAGACCAAGCACGTCCACATGTACCAGAGCGTCTGAGAGAGGCTCTAGACCGCAAGAAGACCAAGCGGTGTGTAATGACCATCCCGTACAATGCAAAGCCCTTCTCGAACCGTACATACGTCAGAGAAGCGTTTGCTGAGGATGGGATTGAACTCACCAATGAGGAAGTATCGGAGGTCGTAGCAGCTATACGTGCTGCGATGAAGGTCGTTGTACCTGGTCCGATGGATGTAATGAAGTGGATCGAGACAGAAGTTGCTAATGCCATCAAGGCAGGTAAGCAGCACCTTGAATGGATTACACCATCAGGGTTTGTCGTACATCAGAAGCTCAACAAGAAACTCATCGAACAGATTGAGTTACAGCTATTAGGTCGTTGTAAAATGTCAGTGGCTACTGGTGACACCGATGAGGTGGACATCAATCACCACAAGAATGCAACAGCACCTAACCTTATCCACTCTCTTGATGCAAGTCTGCTTCATTTAGCAGTGCTGCGCTTCGATGCACCGATTGCATTGATCCACGATTCAGTGTTGTGTCGTGCTACTGACATGTCTCAGTTATCCACTCGGGTACGAGAGACTTACATGCACTTGTTTGCAGAGCACGATTACCTACGCGACTTCGCTCAACAGATTGGAGCGGAGACAGACCCACCGATCATCGGAGATCTGGAACCAGAATCCGTGATTGAAAGTACATACTTCTTTTGCTGACATGAAAACATGTAAATCGTGCAAAGTTGAAAAACCTTACACGGAATTCAATAAAAGACCTGGCAATGCTGACGGGTACCGTACTCAGTGTAAAACTTGTTGGTCCGTATACAACAAAAAGCGGTATGAGGACCCCGAATATGTAGCCCAACACAGGTCAAATCACCTTAAGAGAAAATACGGAATAACCCTGACTGATTACGAGGCAATGCTTCTTAATCAGGGCAACTCCTGCGCGATCTGCAAGTCAGAGTCCCCTAAAAGGAACTCTAAGTATTTCATGGTTGATCACAATCACCAAACTGGTGAGGTACGTGGTCTCCTGTGTCACCCTTGTAATTCTGCTATCGGGCTTCTTGGAGACAATATTTCTTCGTTAGAAGCCGCAATCATCTACCTATCCACTCCCGTAAATTAAATGGCGGCCACGATTCATGTAACCCAACAGCCTGTAGTCCTGGAGGGCTATCAAGCTGTGATGAAACCTTCCAAGTTTGGCTACTCCTTGTCTGCTCTGGTAGATGAGAAGCTTGTCGAAGTATTGGAAGCTGATCGAGCAGAGACTCTCAAATGGGCAGAGTCTAAGTTAAAGAATCCCAAGCGTTCTACCCTCAAGCCTGAGCCTTGGGAAGAGGTGGCTGAGGGACAGTACAAAGTTAAGTTCAGTTGGAATGAAGAGACCCGTCCGCCCGTGGTGGATTCTGAGGGCACAGTTATTACAGACGACTCCACTCCCATCTACAGTGGGTCGCAGGTTAAGTTGGCCTTTAGGCAGAAACCATACATCCTTAAAGATGGGGTTACCTATGGTACCTCCCTCAAGTTGGTTGGCATCCAAATCATTACCCTCAACGGAACAGCAGGGATTGATCGAGGTGACCTTGACGAAACAGAAGTGGCCGCTCTCTTCGGTCAGACAAAGGGTTTCAAATCTAGTGAGCCCAGTGTTCAAACTACCGACGTAACTGAAGACGACGACTTCTAATGGCATTCCGCTCTGGTCTTGAGGTCAAAGTTGCTGACCTCTTGACTGAGCTTGGAGTGAAGTATGAATACGAGTCAGCGAAGGTTCCTTACATACTGCAATGCAATTACACTCCCGACTTTCTTTTACCGAATGGTGTCTATCTCGAAACAAAGGGACAGCTGACGGAGGAGGATCGAAGGAAGATGAAAGCAGTAAAGAAAGCGAATCCAGAGTTAGATATTCGCTTCGTCTTTCAAGCTCCCTTTAACAAGATCTACAAAGGATCTAAAACTACCTACGCCAAATGGGCCGAGAAACATGGCTTCAAATGGTGTGCTTTCCATAATATACCGATTGACTGGTTACTTTAATTAATGAACACAATAGATTTGTTTGCTGGTGTCGGAGGAATCCGACTCGGCATGGAGAGTGCTGGATTCAGTACGGTCTTCGCAAATGACATTGATCCTAAGGCTAAGATTACTTATGACCTTAATTCTGAATGTCCTATGACTGTTGGGGATATTCGAGAGATCGACGACATCCCTAAATTTAATTGTTTGACTGGGGGTTTCCCTTGTCAACCCTTCAGTGTGTCAGGTAAACGATTAGGGTTCCAAGATACCAGAGGAACATTGTTCTTCCGTGTCGCTGAACTGCTCAACGAGAATCGTCCTGAAACGTTCCTATTGGAGAACGTCAAGGGTTTGTACACACACGATGGTGGAAACACCTTCAAGACGATTGTAGGTGTCTTAGAGGACCTTGGATACAACGTCCATCATAAGATCTTGAACTCAATGAACTACGGTGTACCTCAGAACCGTGAACGTGTATTCATCATTGGATTCAAAGATAAGGTTGACTTCTCTTTTCCAGAACCTATCCCCTTGCGTACAAGTGTTAGAGACTTACTGGATGACGAAGTTGATGAACGGTTCTACATTCGTGAGGATCACAAACACTACAAACCAATCAGTAAAGGTGTTGTAGATCCAGATAAGATCTACCAATGGAGATGGTCTTATCTTCGTGAGAACAGGAAGAATGTATGTCCAACCCTACTTGCGTCGTACATGCAACCAACCCTTGTGTATACAGACAAGGGGATTCGTGGTATCACTCCACGAGAAGGGTTCAGATTACAAGGGTTCCCGGATTCATTCCAGATTCCAGATCTCCCAGATAAAGTATTGATGCATCAAGTTGGTAACTCAGTGACCGTACCAGTCATTGAAGCCATTGCTAAATCAATGTTCCACTCACTTTCAAACTGATGACAATTAAGTACCAATACGGCACTCCTGAATACTATGCTGAGCAGTTCGCAGACGTTCTTGCTGACGCACAGGCTGATGAACCCCATTATGGGGATGCAGTCGTAGAAGGCTTTCTGCTTGCCATTGAAGACTGGCGAGATTATCACGCTAACCAAGTGAATGAATACAATCGAATCGCAGAGCGAGTTCGTAAGGCACTTGCCGTGTGAGAACTGTGGGTCATCGGATGCTAACTCCTTGTATTCCGATGGCCACACTTTTTGTTTCTCTTGTAACTCATACGGTAATGAAGAAGGAGAAGTTCACAATCACACAATGTCCACCAATGTCCGATTACAAGGCTCAGCCGAACGGCTGCAGAAACGTAAAATCTCCGAAAAGGTATGTCAACAATACCGTATTTATAAAGACGGGGACGTACTACGGTTCCATTATTTCGACGATGCTGGAGTCCTTCGGGGTTGCAAAGTAAAAACTAAAGATAAGGTATTCCGTTATGAAGGAGATGTCACCAACACCCTCTTTGGACAACACTTGTTTCCAGCCACTGGCAGGAGAGTTGTCATCACTGAAGGGGAACTCGATGCAGCTTCATGTCAAGAAGCTATGCCGGGGTGGCCGATGGTTTCTCTACCTAGCGGTGCCGCTTCGGCCAGGAAGTCGATTCAACGGGTTATCCCATGGCTCCAGGGTTATGAGGAGATTGTCCTGTTCTTCGACAATGACGAGGCAGGCCGTAAGGCAACGGAGGAGGCAGCAAGCGTCCTACCACCTGGCAAGGTCAAGATCGCTTCGTTACAAGGAAATTACAAAGATGCGTCAGACGCCCTCATGGCCAATGACGCTGAAGCGATTCGTCGATGTATTTGGGATGCAAAGCCTTACCGTCCAGACGGGATCATCGATGGCAAATCACTCCTCGAATTAGTTACTACACCATCACCACCATCAGATCATGACTATCCCTTCCAAGGTCTCCAGTCCAAGCTACACGGCATTAGATATGGAGAGCTTGTCACCATCACTGCAGGCTCTGGTATCGGCAAGTCAAGCTTCTGCAGGGAGCTTGCAACTTCACTTCTACAAAGAGGCGAACGGGTCGGTTATCTGGCTCTTGAAGAATCAAACAGGCGTACTGCTCTCGGTTTGATGTCTGCCGCTATCGGCAAATCTTTACACATAGGCGAACATGAACGATCTGATCTCACTAAAGCGTATCAAAGCACTCTTGCTAATTGGAACCTCTTTCTTTTTGACGGCTTTGGTTCTTTTGATCCTGATCTCATCTACAACCGAATTGAATACCTGGCAACAGGTCTTGATACGCGGGTCATCTTTCTAGATCACCTCAGCATCTTGCTGTCTGGTCTAGATGGTGATGAGCGTCGAATGATAGACACCACAATGACCAAGCTACGTTCATTGGTAGAGCGTACTGGTATTGCGATGTTCTTAGTATCACACCTACGGAGAACAAGTGGTGACACAAACCACGAAGAAGGTGCACGAGTTACGCTCGGGCAGCTCAGAGGTAGCGCAGCTATCGCACAACTTAGTGATGCAGTTGTGGCACTTGAAAGGAATCAGCAATCACAGTCGGGAGCTGGCACGACAACTGTGCGAGTCCTTAAGAATAGATATTCTGGGGAGGTAGGAGTTGCGTGTCATCTTGATTATAACTTAGCTACTTGTAAATTCAATGAAACTGAAGCAATCGACGAGTTCGACCCCACGACAGATTTCTGATCCTGAGATGTATGTCTTGTATTTGGACTCTGGTCTATGGGCAAAGAAACCAAACCCTCCGTCTCCTGAAGCAGTAGCCAAAGCACAGTTCGTTGATAAGACGTACGTGTGGGCTAAGTAATGACACTGATCTTCGATATTGAGACGAACGGTTTATACGATGATGTTACCGAGATCCACTGTATTGGCATCCACAATACTGACACCAATCAGACCTTTACATACAATGATCAAGGTGATAAGGAACCTATTGTTCGGGGACTGGCTTACCTCGAAGAGGCTCCCGATATTGTGGGTCATAACATCATTGGCTACGACATTCCTGTTATACGGAAGCTTTACCCCTGGTTCAATCCCTGTGGTTCCGTTGTGGATACTCTGGTTCTCTCTCGTATTTATCACGCTGATATTCTGAAGACAGACCAAACACGTAAGTGGAAGAACATGCCACTGCAGTTATATGGTCGTCATTCATTAGAAGCGTATGGTCACCGTCTTGGTGAGTACAAGGGAGAGTTTGGTAAGACCTCTGACTGGAAACACTGGTCACAAGAGATGCAGGATTACATGATGCAGGACGTAGCAGTAACAAAGAAATTATGGGACCACTTCCAAAAATACCTGACTTCATTCAGTTAGAACTAGATGTCGCAAAGATCCTTACAGACCAAGAGTTACATGGATGGTACTTTGATGAGTCTGCTGCATGGGAACTTGAATCAGCTCTCAGAGGAGAGTTGGAAGGTCTTGTTGAGGTACTACGGAACAGGCACCCTTACGTTGCAGGGTCGCTTTTCACTCCTAAACGACCTAATAAAACCCAAGGATACTTTGCAGGCTGTGAATCAGTAAGACTGAAGGAGTTCAATCCAACATCCAGGGATCACATTGCCTGGGTGATGCAGACCTTTTACGACTGGACACCAACACAGTTCACAGATAAAGGCAAGCCAACCATCGATGAGGTTGTACTCAAAGAGATCAATACAGAGATCTCCTTACAATTCTTTCGATGCTTGGAACTAACTAAGCAGCTAGGGATGCTCTCGGAAGGGGTCAACGCCTGGCTCAAGCTGGTTAAAAACAATCGAATACACCACCACTGTTCAGTGGCAACTAACACACATAGGTGTGCTCATAGAAAACCAAACTTAGGACAAGTTATCAGTGACCCACGATTCAGAAAACTCTTTACCGCCTCCCCTTCCATGGTTATGGTCGGTGCTGATTTGGCTGGTATTGAGCTCCGCATGTTGGCTCACTATCTGGCTAGGTATGACGAAGGTCGTTATGCCGATGTCCTCCTCAATGGTGACATACACCAAGAAAATGCTGACAAGATAGGTATCTCTAGACGCCTTGTTAAGACCGTTACATACGCCTTCCTTTATGGAGCAGGTGATCAGAAGATTGGATTGTCTTATGACTCACAGCTACAAGCCTCTGAGGCGAAGAAGAAAGGGGCTGAGATACGGCAGGCCTACATGGATGCTATCCCGGGCTTACAGAGCCTTGTGGAGGCCACTAAGAAGGCTGCTCAAAGAGGTTACGTCCGTTCCATTGACGGTCGTCATATCAATGTTGATTCCGGGCACAAGGCCCTGAACTACCTGCTCCAGTCAGGGGCGGGTGTGGTGGCGAAGAGATGGATGGTTATCACCCAACAAGATCTCTGGGACGACTGCCACCAACTAGCTTTCGTACATGATGAATTGCAGTACGAATGTTCACAATCATTAGCTAATGACCTGAAAACCAAGCTAGAGCTATCAGCTGTCATGGCTGGTGAGTATTACAACCTCCGAATCCCTATTGCTGCTGAGGGGAAGATCGGTTCCACCTGGGCAGATGTACACTAATTATGGCTGTTAAATCTAAGACTGCACTTGGTCGCGTTGAGTTCAAATCTCGTGCCAAGTTCAAACACACTAAGCAAGGTCAAGGCACAAGGTCTCTTCCTTCGCACGGGCGTAAGCTACGGCGGGGGCAAGGTAAGTGAGTCTACTTATCGATGCTGACTACGTTGTCTACAAGTCCTGTGCTGCGTGCGAAACTGAAATCGACTGGGGATGTGATGTCATCACAGTTACCAGCAGATTCAGTGACGCCTATTCCATGGTCGAACGGGAACTCTATGCGATCGCTAGTGACCTTGGATCTTTTGATGATTCTATTCTGTTCTTCTCTGATAGTATCAACTTTCGTAAGAACCTGGATCCAAGCTATAAAGGACACCGAAACCGCAAGAAACCGTGCGGATACAAACGGGTCATCGAAACGCTCAAGAAAGACTACCCCGTTGTAATCCTTCCTGAGTTAGAAGCTGATGATGCTATTGGCATCTACGCTACCAAAGAAGAGGGACACATCATATGTAGTCCTGATAAAGACATGAGGCAGATCCCTGGTGATCTCTTCAACCTTACTGATGAAGTTGTAACCATCACCAAAGAAGAAGGTGATCGGTGGCATCTCATCCAAACAATGGCGGGAGATCAAACAGATGGTTATGCAGGTATTCCTGGTATTGGCATCAAGCGAGCAGAAGCTCTCCTTGATAAAGATGGGGCTACCTGGTCAACTGTTGTAAAGGCATTTGCTGAGAAGGATCTCGATGAAGAGACTGCACTTCTGAATGCACGTCTCGCCAAGATTCTTCAAGCAGAGAACTATGCATTCCCCGATCAAACAATCAAACTTTGGACCCCCTGCTCCAGTGATCGACACGACGATAGAGCAGAAGTTCAAGTTGCGTCAGATTGAAGACGCTCTCAACCACCCTGAGACAAAGAAGGAAGACATTATCACTGTCTTTATGGCCCTGCAACAGCAGACATTCATCTTAGGGAACAATATCACCAACCTCCTTAAAGCATGGCCAACAGTAACCTCTCCGGTCCCACCTACTACCGACGAGGATCCATACAAATTTGGGACTTTATTCGAGACCAAAGACTAAATTTCCACCTTGGTAACGCTATCAAATATATCTGCCGAGCAGGCTACAAAGATGACCGCATCACTGATCTCCGAAAAGCAATCCACTACCTCCAAAACGAACTTGAAAACGAAATCCTTCATCAGCGAGCAAGCGAAAGAGTTTCGCCGTGGTTTCCAAGTGACGAACAGTACGACGCCAGCTTCACGGACTGGACAACGGACTTTGATCGTTGAAGAGTTCAAGGAGTTCCTTGATGCAGAGAGTCAACTGCTTCATGGTTTCACAATCAATGCGTCTGACTGTCTTAAAGAACTAGCTGACCTTGTGTATGTTTGCTATCAGTATGCAGAGAATCTTGGTTGGGATCTTGATGAAGCCCTCAATCGAGTACATGAAAGCAACATGACAAAACTTGGTGAGGATGGTCAACCCATTCGTCGCCACGATGGAAAGGTATTGAAAGGACCTAACTATCAAGCCCCTGACCTCACTGATCTCGTTTAATAATGTCCCCCACCACTGAATTGATTGCCCGTACTGGGCGTGTACAAAACTGGATCGACGACCCCACTTCTCGCCTTCCAGTGAGCTGCACCGTGTTTGTCGTTGAAGACAGCATGGAAGGCCCTGATGGAATTGAAGCCTCTTGGAGATTCGTCTCCCACGCTCTCCGCTTTGGAGCAGGAGTTGCGGTACATCTATCTAAGCTCCGCCCCCAAGGAAGTGAAAACGGAAAGGGTCTTACTGCTTCTGGCCCTGTTAGCTTCGCAAAAATCTACTCAACGTTGAATGAAACCCTCCGTCGTGGGGGTCATTACAAGAATGGTGCTGTGGTGTGTCACCTTGACCTGAACCATCCCGATATTCTTGATTTCATCCAAGCCTCCCGTACTGAATTGGCATGGGTGAAGCGTTGCGTCAATATCAACAATCATTGGTGGGAAGAAGCAACCCCCAATGTACGTGCTGCTCTCCTACAAGGTATTCGACAAGGTGACATCTGGCTCAACAAAACAAAGGTTGATAAACACGGGCGTCGAATCCGTGGGAACGTATGCCTGGAGGTGTATCTGCCCTCACGGGGAACCTGTCTCCTGCAGCATGTCAACCTCGGCGCTTGCCAACTCGATGACCTTCCACGTGCATTCGTCAACGGAATGTCCGAGTTGTGCGCCCTCCATGCCAAGACAGGTGTCGATGATAGCGGGGAGTACCTCCCTTCAGAGACAGATCGCCAGGTCGGTCTCGGAATGCTCGGATTGGCCAACCTGCTCTCTGCTCATGGGGTGACCTATGCAGAGTTTGGAGAGGCTCTAGAGCACCTGTTGGATGGTAAGGTAGACAACTACCGCACCAAGGGTTATGCCATCGCTGAAGCCCTTCAGAGTGCCATCAATCAAGCTGCTCAGGTAGCTCGATTCAATGATATGGAGCGAGCATTTGCTATTGCTCCTACTGCCTCTTGTAGCTATCGCTATGTAGACCGCAAAGGCTATACCACCTGCCCAGAAATTGCACCACCCATTGCCCGCCATGTTGACCGTGATAGCGGCACCTTTGGCGTCCAGAGCTACGACTATGGCGATGTAGAAATCGCGTCGGAAGTTGGCTGGGATGCATATATGAAAGTAGCTAACGGCATTGTCCGACTCTTAGACAATACGGGACTTCTTCACGGTTATAGCTTCAATAGTTGGTCTGATGTGATCACCTATGACGAAGCGTTTATCGAAGAGTGGCTTGCCTCACCGCAAACCTCCCTTTACTATTCGCTTCAGGTTATGGGAGACACTCAAGACAAGACTAATGCATACGCTGCATTGTCTGAGTCAGAGGTTGACGATTACCTGGAGTCTATTCTTAATGATCCTGCTCCACAGTGTAATTGCGGCGAATGAACCCCTATCAGAAACTACTCAATCGTAAAAGAACCTGGACCCCAGTTCAAACAACTGCTGGCAAACTTGCTGATGGTGCGGAGGAGACAATCTTCCGTGCCTTGGCTATCCGTCATATGGAGCTGCCAGTTGGTGATTTCATTACTGATGCTTTAACTCATGAAGTACCGGAGATGGCAAGGGAGCTTCTTGTCTCCAATGTCCGAGATGAAGAGAAACACGACCTTGCACTTGGTTACATCGCCAATGCTATCGGCGTTGATGAGAAGGCTGAAGAAGAAGCCAAGCGACTCCGTGACGCCTGGACTTCTCATCCAGATCACACGATCCTCAAAGCGTTGGTTGCCGAGCGTGCGATTTTCTTTGTGCTCCTCCCGTTCTTCCGATTTAACGGTGATGCTGGACTGAGGACTGTCTCTGCTGACATTTCTCGTGATGAACAAGTCCACGTTGCAGCCAATAGCTTGGTGGCTACTGAGCTTGGTCTCAGTGCTTCTCCTAGTTTGGATCGCCTCAGGAAGGCAACCATTAATTGGGTAATGCAACCACTAGGTAGAAATACCCAGTCTAAATATTTGGACAAAAAATTTTGGCTGGATGCGAGCGATCGCTTGATGTACGAAGGAAAGGCACCTGAACTTTCTGAGACACAACGTGGTCGGATGATTAGCTTTTTTGAACATTCCAATGTCAATCTGCCTCAATACGGTTAAACAGTGTAAGTCCTGTAAGCAGAGCAAATCTCTGGATTCCTTTTATTCGGAGCCCAGGGTCTCTGATGGTAGAACGGCTAGATGTAAGGCGTGTATTAAAAATGCAGCATCTATCCACTACGACATAAATAAAGGTGATGTTCTGAAAAGGCGCAAGGCCGAGTATTCTTCCGAAAAGGAAAGAGCTAAAAAATTGAAGAACACATACGGCATGTCAGTTGAGCTGTATGAGCACATGCTGAAGGAACAGGGCTACAAGTGCAAGCTCTGCCCGTCAACAGACCCACGTCACAACTCAGGCAGATTTGTGGTTGATCATTGTCATATCACTGGACAAGTCCGTGGCCTTCTGTGCAGTGAGTGCAACCTGATGCTAGGCAAAGCAAAGGACAACATCACCACCTTACAAAATGCAATCGACTATCTCTCTGAGTACTCTCAAGCTTCACAACGAGAGGCTTAACGATCTAATTAAAGAATTAGAAGACAACTTCTCATACCCCACCCCAAACCCTAACGATACGATCGAGACCATCATGTTTAGAGCTGGTCAAACGACTGTCGTTGAGTGGATCAAACGTAAATTGGATGAAGACTAATGTGTTTCGGTGGCGGAGGGGGCAATCGACCAGCCCCCGCTCCTGTTTTACCTCCGGCTCCTAAGCCGGTGATGCCCTCGGCTCCTCCCGTGGCTCCCCCTTCTATTGCTCCTAGTACTCCCGCACCTATTCAAGGTGCAGGTGATGAGCCTTCCCTCCGTACTAAGCGGAGCAAGCGTGACCAACAAGGTCTCCTGTCCAAGGGTTCCTCTCAACTTCGCATCCCCCTTAACTCGGGTGGTGGTACTGGAGGACTGAACCTGTGACAGCAAGAACTAGATACGATGCTCTAGCGAGTAACCGTTCTCAGTTCTTAAACGTTGCAGTTGAATGTAGCCGACTCACTCTCCCTTACCTGATCCAGGAGGAGAATGATCGTTCCAATCACCGTCGCCTTGTCACTCCGTGGCAGTCGGTAGGTGCTAAAGGTGTTGTGACGCTGGCATCTAAGTTGATGCTGGCGTTGCTGCCACCTCAGACTACATTCTTTAAGCTGCAAATTCGTGACGACAAACTAGGTACTGAGATCCCTGCAGAGATTAGATCCGAGATGGACCTGAGCTTTGCCAAGCTTGAACGTATGGTGATGGACTCCATCGCTGCTTCAAGTGATCGGGTGACAGTCCACCAAGCCATCAAGCACCTCGTGGTGGGAGGTAATGCCCTCCTGTTCATGGGTAAGGATGGTCTGAAGCACTTCCCCCTCAACCGTTACGTGGTTAATCGTGACGGCAATGGAGACTTGCTAGAGATCGTTACCAAAGAGCTGATTGATCGCAAGCTAATTGAGATCCCTGATGTTATCCCTAATGCTCCTGGGGATGACGGAGATAAACAAGGAACAAAGGACGATGACGTTGAGGTCTACACCTACGTTCGACTAGAGAATGGTCGTTGGGTATGGCATCAGGAAGCATTCGATAAGATCATTCCTAACAGCCGTTCCACTGCACCAAAGAATACTAATCCGTGGCTCGTCCTACGATTCAATACAGTAGATGGTGAGGACTATGGAAGAGGAAGAGTAGAGGAGTTCCTTGGTGACCTCCGTTCTCTTGAAGCTCTTTCACAAGCATTAGTTGAAGGTACTGCTGCAGCTGCAAAGGTTATCTTCACTGTGTCTCCTTCCTCTACAACCAAACCACAGACCATTGCTAACGCTGGTAACGGTGCCATTGTCCAGGGCAGACCTGATGACATCGCTGTTATTCAAGTTGGCAAGACAGCTGACTTCCGTACTGCACAAGAGATGGTTGGGATGTTAACTCAACGCATCAGTGAAGCATTCCTTGTCATGAATGTCCGTGACAGTGAACGTACCACTGCAGAAGAAGTCCGTATGACACAGATGGAACTAGAGCAACAGCTTGGTGGTCTCTTCAGTCTACTTACTGTTGAGTTCCTGGTTCCCTATCTGAACCGTAAGCTCATGGTTCTCCAACGAGACGGTGAGCTACCCAAGATTCCTAAGGATCTTGTGAAGCCAACAATCGTTGCTGGTATTAATGCCCTTGGTCGTGGTCAAGACCGTGAGTCTTTGACTGCATTCATTGGCACCATTGCACAGACAATGGGACCCGAAGCAATGATGAAATACATCAATCCAGAAGAGGCTATAAAGCGCCTGGCTGCCGCTCAGGGTATCGATGTACTCAACCTGGTGAAGACGAGCGCACAGCTCCAGCAGGAGATGTCTCAGCAGCAGCAAATGCAGACCCAGCAATCCCTGGTGGAACAAGCTGGTCAATTTGCAAACTCACCATTGGCTGACCCGACAAAGAACACACAACTCTCGGAGATGTTTGGTGGACAACAAGCCAACCCGCCCACAGAAGGTGGCCAAGAAGCCCCTCCCCCCAGTCAGTAAGCCAGAGACTGTACCCGAAACTAAATACGCCCGAAGAACCCTCATTGGTAGCGAACTATCTGGTAAGAAAGTAACCAAAGTTGGACTCGGAAACCTTGAAGTAATTACCACCTATGACAAACACGCTGACGTATGATCCAACTGAACTCCCTGAAGGTGAACTGTCTGCTGAAGAACTAGATTCCCTGGAGGTTGGTGAGAAGCTAGCACAAGAACAACAAGAGCTGCTTGCTGGTAAGTACCGTAATGCAGAAGAACTTGAAGCTGCTTACCTTGAACTTCAACGGAAGCTTGGTGACAACAAACCTGACAAGGAAGAAGTAGAGACCGAAGTTGAAGACGACGGTCCTGATGATTACGAATCTACCCCTGCTGTTGGTCTGATTCAAGAGGCATCTGCTGAGTACTACCAGAACGGAGGACAACTGTCTCCCGAAACTCTGGAGAAGTTCAGTGAGATGTCAAGCCGTGACTTGGTAGAAGCATACATGCAACTCCAAGCACAACAACCACAACAACAATACGATGCACCAGACCTTAGTCAAGCTGAGGTTAACGTTGTACAGAATGCTGTTGGTGGTGAAGCTGCCTATAAGAACCTCGTTGGTTGGGCAGCAGAGAACCTTCCTTCCGATTACATCGACGCCTTCGATAGCGTGGTGGAGTCTGGCAACCTTCAAGCTATCCAGCTTGCTGTCGCCGGTCTCCGCGCTGAATACGAGAATGCTGTTGGCTATGAAGGACGGCTTCTTACTGGAAAGGCAGCAACTCAAACGGCGGATGTCTTCCGTTCTCAAGCGGAAGTAGTCCGTGCGATGAATGATCCTCGTTACGACAGTGACCCCGCCTACAGGCAGGATGTCTTCGACAAACTTGAACGTTCTTCTATCCAATACTGATGCTAACCACTAACGAATACGGTCAACAAAATCTCTTTGCTAAAGAACCTCCAATTATTATGACTGATCATCCTTACGGTGTGCCTCACAATGAGCGTGCTGAGAAGCTGAATGGTCGCCTGGCAATGCTGGGTGTCATCGCAGCCCTCGGTGCCTACGCTGTGACTGGGCAGATCATCCCTGGTTTCTGGTGATCTAATAGGCTCAGTATTGGCGAGTAGTACTGGGCCTTTTGTGTAGACGGGATATGAAAGTACTTCGCTTACTCATTATGATTCCTGTTCTAACTACATTGTCAGTCATTAGCTCCTGGTATGGCCCTGGTTTCCATGGCCGTCTCACAGCTAACGGCGAACGATACAATCAAAACGGCCTTACTGCAGCGCACAAGACACTCCCATTTGGAACCAGACTTAGGGTCTGCTTTCAGAGGTGTGCCGTTGTACGGGTCAATGATCGTGGTCCCTATCATGGTAATAGAGGACTAGATCTCAGTAAAGGTGCGGCTGATACTATCGGTCTCACTGGCAGTGGTGTTGGGAGGGTACAAGTTACTCGACTTAACTAACACTTCAATGTCAATTGCAATTGCCCAGCGTCCCTCAATTACTCGGGGCTGGGATTCTTACTTAAACTGGGTCACTTCGACCAACAACCGCATTTATATTGGTCATTTTGGTGTAGTAATGATTCCTGCATTACTCGCTGCAACGACCTGTTTTATCCTTGCCTTCATTGCAGCACCTCCGGTAGACATCGATGGAATACGAGAACCAGTGGCAGGCTCCCTACTCTATGGAAACAACATCATCTCCGGAGCTGTTGTTCCCAGCTCAAATGCCATCGGACTCCACTTTTATCCAGTGTGGGAAGCTAATTCGCTTGATGAATGGCTCTACAATGGCGGCCCCTTCCAGCTCGTCGTCTTCCACTTCCTCATTGGCATCTATGCTTACATGGGACGCGAATGGGAGCTTAGCTATCGACTAGGGATGAGGCCCTGGATCTTTGTCGCATACTCAGCACCTGTCGCAGCGGCGTCCGCTGTATTTCTTGTCTATCCCTTTGGGCAGGGCTCCTTCTCGGACGCTATGCCTTTGGGTATTTCGGGAACCTTCAACTACATGTTGGTTTTCCAAGCCGAACATAACATCCTCATGCACCCCTTCAACATGCTTG